CTCTCTTCTGGAACTCGTTAGTATCCTCATCCTTGATGTTAGCAGATAAGTTTCTAACCATATCAGTCTTAACCTTATCCTCCATAAGAGAAGCCTCAACCATGAGCTTCTGTGCTCTAGCTTGTGCCTCTTGAGCGTCAGCCATAGACTCTTGTGCTCTAGCTTGCAGTTCAGCAGTCTGAGCAGCTAGATACTGCATCTGAGCTTGCTGTGTTTGCATCTGCATCTCTTGAGCCTGTGGATTAGGCTGTGACATTTGGTCTAACTGAACCATTAACTGCTCTCTGTTCATCAAACCAGAGGTAGATACAATACTTCTTAGGATCATAGGAACAATAGGTGAGTTTGGTCCTAGTGTCTGTAACAGACCAATCAACTGTTGTTGCTCATGTTCTCTAGCCAAAGCACCGATAGAGGACATAGTGGTGAACTTGAAGTCCTTCATTGGGTAACGCTCCGGGTCAAACTGCATATAACGATATGCAACCTTCTTGACCATAGGAATGATGAAGTCATCCTGAAACGATGCCATTGCGACTTTATTCTTCTTGACAATGGCAGACATAGCTAATGACATACCCATACCATTGTTCTGCCCTGACGTAGATGCTGCACTCTTGACCAACTCTGCTGAGTCTAGTGTGCCTGTTGCTTGTAGCAGCATTGCTTCAAAACCTTTTGCTGTTTCATAGTTAGAAGCATCCGTACTTCCGAATTTAAACGGTTGTAAGATTTCTGCAGGGTTTCCATTAGTTAGGATGTTTTTACCAGGTCTAACTTCGAACTTCATACCTCTCGGTAATCTTGTCGCATCGATACCCATCATAGGCGCAGTAGTTAACGCCAGAGAGTCCATATGAGAGCGTAGCTGGGCATCAATAGCTTTCTGCATATTATATGCCTTCTCTACTGTTCCAACACCGTAGAAACGCCCTGGACGTACCTCAGGTCTATATATGATGATAGGTCTATCTTCCATCATGTAAGGAGAGCGTTCTGCCTTCAATAACTGACCATCATTAGCAATAACAATCACTGCTTCAACCATATCAGCTAAAGTAGCTTTTTCCTCATCATCCGGGAATAATTCTTCTGCTCTTTGCTCTACTTCTCCAGATCCTTCGAGTAATTCTCTTGGAACTAGACCATAATACCTAATAATTTTAACTTTATCGTCTTGATAGTGTGAAGTTTCTATCTGAGAAGCCTCTAAATCATCATCATCGTAATGAGGAGTAACATCTACGTCTCGATACACACCAGAAGCGATTCCTCTGACAATTTGGTGATAACTAATGTATTCTTCAACACCAATACCCATAGAATCATCTACAGAATCAGCATTTGGGTCAATTAACAGGTTTCTAGGGTTAACTGGCTTAATTTTTACTGAAACTTTCTCTCTTTCAGTAACTCCTACCTCTGCCATACCTTGTTCTGGCATTTCATTGGTAGTAGGGACACGTTCTAGCTCAGTTTTGACTAAAACTTCCCCTACACCAGTACCATAGATCTCTGCTAACTTAACAATAGAAGAAACATTGTTGATATAAGCATTATTATGTGTATCTTCAAGCAATAATGCTTGCATTACCTCTACATCAGTAGGATCTTGGTCTTTTCCATCATCAGTTATCTCGAACAGTTTGCCTGATCCAGCAAAACCTTCCATAGTTTCTGCAACCCTGTTATCAACAGCTTGACGGGAAGCAGGACTAATGATTTTACTACGCTCACTATCCCTCGTACGATCTTCTGCGCTCCAAATTCCATAATAAATCCTTTCATATTCATCCCACTTGGTTTCATAATTAGTATCCCTCCAGTCTCTCCACCTATCACAGTGGTCAACAACAAAAGATACCAGATCTCTTTCGTTTTGCGCCTCTAAATCTTCTTCTTCAGTTTTGATTTCTTCGTATTGTTCAGCCATATTATTTCCTATTCAATGATTTTAGCTCTGGATGTAGGTAAAGTATTAGACAACTGGTTAATCATACGATCAAACATTTCTCGTTGTTCTGGAGTATAAGCAATTCGATTAAAATCATCAGGCCATTGCTTAAATGGGTATCCTCTAAAATAAGCAGGTAGTCCTGTCATTTGTTCCCATTGCTCATAAGGACGCTTTTCACCTTTAGAAACGTAATGTTCGTATTGTCCTCTTAATCTTTGTTTTTGTTCTGGGGACATCGATTGAACAAAATCATCGTAATACTTTTTGTATTCAGGATCATTGTAAATAAGCCAATGACTTGTGACATCTCCTAATACATCAAGAGGTCTAACATCTTCATTAAAAATCTCTACACCAAGTTTATTGACAGGTAATTCTCTAGGTCTTGGTTTATCTACTGCGCCTCTTTCGTTTGGAGGATAAAACTCTAACATTCTTTTTTCTTCAGGATTAGGAGATATTTTGTACTCAATTCCTAAATCTTTCAGAATAGGGTACATCTCGATTGCTTGTTCAAATACGTCTCTAGCCATATTAGTATCCTGATATTATGTCTAAGGGTTCGTAATCATCTTCGTAGTCATCAAAGTACACTGCTGCATTAGCTATACTAGCAATTAAACTCACTGAGTCAACCATGTCATCATGCACACCAGTAGTAGGAAAGTTTAGTAACTCATCTTTAAACTCTCTTACCCATTCTCCATCACAGAGTTCTACCTGCTTGTGTTCAAACCTACCTTGTAGAGCACCCACAACTCTGTCTACTTTACTTCTATTGCCTATCCGTATTTCTTCTATTCTTGGATACACACTTTGCTTTAGCATCATCTCTGTTAAGTATGGCAGCAATGCTCTCATCAAAGAACCTTTTTCTATTCCAATTACTTGAATGTCGTATAATCGGACATGATCTAGGATTCTCTCGCATATCTCCTTTATATCCCACCTTCCTGCATCAACCTTATCTACCCACCATTTATTGTCATCACCTACCTTGACAATAGCTATAGACGTTTGGTCTAGGTACTTCTTTTTGTTGCTGGCTTGCTTCGATACGTTCTCAAAACCTGCCAGATCCACAGCCATATAGTAAGTACCATGCTCTGGTTCTTCCTCTTTATCCTTTACTACCACCCAATCTTCTTTAAATATGTCTGACTGAGGTGCTTCAAAGTTAGCCATAAACTCCTGCCTAAATGCAAACGTAGACATGGTGTTCTTTGCTACTTCAATCTCTTCTTTATCTAGTAGTGGATTATCAAAGCTAGTAAAGTGCCAGGACTTCCAGTCTTTAGTCTCTGGCTTCCCACTCTGACCCATCTTATATAGATCGTAGAAGTGGTTACGTCCCTTAGGTGTACCAATAAATATACAGTGACCCTTCAAGTCAGCTAACGCTGGTCTAAGAATCTGCTCAAACACTGTAGGTTTAATATCTGCATACTCATCGAGTACAACAAACTTTAAAGCTACACCTCGCATTGTCTCTGGTCTATCTGCTCCCTTTAACGATATGACAGAACCATTAATCAATGTTAACTGCATATTGTTTACATGACTACTTGCTATGACCGGGTTACCCAGTTCTAACAGTTGTTGCCACATAATGTCCCTAGCCTGTTGCTGCGTAGGAGCTATATACCACACATGACCCTTATCAGCTTCTAACGCAGACACTATGAGTCTCCACGCAGCCAGTCTACTCTTACCTGTTCGACGACCAGCAGCTATAACTTTAAATCTAGCTGGATCAGTCCAGACCTCCTGTTGCCAGGGTAGTAACTTAATCTTCAGGTCTGACATCTACAGTCTCGTATTCAATATCTTGTGGTTCCTCTTGGTCTATTACCTCAGCCTTAGCATCCCCTACCATTGATATCTGTATATTGACACTACCTCTACCTGCATCCTTACCCTTCTCGAAATAAGACATAGGTAACACACGATCAATACACATCTTTAGACAAGCCACTTGATCTTTGTCATCGTTATCAAGTGCTTTACTTATGATCGTATTAATTACAGTTTCACCGCTAGTAGCTAACAACCTAGCATGAAACTCTTTTATTCTTGCAGCTTCCCCTGGTGGTCTACCAACAACACCACGCTTCTTTTTAGCTTCAACCTCAGTCTTTCTCGGTCTGCCACGCCCACGCTTCTTAGGGACATTATCTGTATCAGACAAATGTTTATCCTTTTAAGACTAATTAGATCTATGTAGATCTAAAAAGAAGTAATATGAATATAATTATAATCATTTCTCTTCAGTTCTACATAGTAGAAACGCATTATAACATATTTTATAACTCTTGTCAAGCG